ATTTGAAGTGGTGTTTCCTGACTCGCTCACGGAGGAACAAATTGTGGTATTAGATGGCCTTTTATAGAGAGGGTAAATATGCGGTTTCCTCAAAGACAACTGCGTATACCCTTCCCTTTATGTGTAGGCCTAATATTATTTATTCAGAGTCATCGACAAAAGGAGGGGTCAAAGGGATTCCGAAGGAGCCCGTTGGTCCCTCAAAGACCGCGAAGCGGTCTTAAGGTTGAGGCAACGAATTGACCTCTGACCCCCCTCAAAATTGAAATCTTTTTATTTTGATTGCCGCTTCAAAAGACAATCAAAATAAACAATGAGCGAACTTCGTATTGGTGACCGGGTAGAGGTTACTGAAAAAAACAGCGGACTGAAATACAGGGGTGTGTTGGTTAGGAACGATTTGGAACAGGAAAATCGGGCGAAAAAAACGGGACCTTGGATAGACCAAACCTTTGTGAGATTTGATAATGAAGACAAAGAAGAGGTGTATAGGTATTGGTTGAAGCGGGATTCGTTCCTATATGTGCGCGACCATGGAAAATGTTTTATTAAAACCATCGAATATGATAGACCTAGAAGGAAGGTTATGTCACTGCGTGTATCCGAAGACAGCGGCGGATATAATGTTCATACTAGAGAATTTAATATCACTACGGAAGATATTACTAGTATTTTGGTTTATAATTTCGCGTATAATACGGTCGCTTTGTAACCAGGTTCTCTAAAACAAATATTCTGAATTATACTTATTTTTTATTGATGTAAATTAACTAAAATTGTCAATAAATTCAAATTACCCGAAGTTTAGGAACGTAAGGAGGGTGTCGCAGGGTCTCCGAAGGTTCCTGGGTTCCTCAGGCTCGCTATGCGAGCCGCAGGTTGAGGCCACTACGTGGCCTCTGACCCCTCAAAATTGAATCGCCCGGCCCCAAATAAACATTTACAAAACGACTTAAAGAATTGAGTCTTACTTTATTGAACAACTTTGGCAATAATGACATCGATTGACGACGAATGGTCGATGTTTCTTAATCAGCAAAATACAGGTGGTTTTGGGTTTACCTCTGTATCCGCAAACTCACAAAAGGTATTGGAGAAACGCGCTCCAGAAATAAAAGAGCAAGATACGACGCCTGTTCTAGACAAATGCGCTCCCATCTGCGAAGACCTATATATCTCTACAAAAACAAAGGTTCTCTATTTGAACCAAGAAATCGATATACAAAATGTATTTTGGAATATTCCTATTACTGAATATTGGCGTCCCGTCGACGGCGTAGTAAAAAAGCAAATGAAAATTGTATGTAAAAACCCCGAAGAATATGAAGAATATAAGAAGAAGTTGGAAAACGTTCCCTACTATGTGGAAAATATAATCAAGCAAATCGATAATCCGGCAGCGAGACGCATCAAATTCAAGGACGAGCGTAAGATTACGATTGGCCTTTCTAAGAAAGATATCATGAATTGTCGCGGAAAGGTGAAAAACGCCTTTTATAACTGTTTTGCGCTTATTATTCGTTTTAAATATGAGAAAGAATTCAAGGAAATTCATATTAAGGTATTTAACACGGGAAAGTTGGAAATCCCCGGCATTCTTAACTCGGGGCTACTTGATATCGTGAAAGAAAAGCTTTTGTTCTATCTGACGCCGTGTATTTCTAAGCCACTCGATTTCATCGAAACGGATACCGAAGAAAATGTTCTTATTAATTCTAATTTCAATTGTGGATATTATATTAACCGCGAGAGACTACATGCCATTCTGCGTGGTAACAAATATAGGATTGAATCATCCTATGACCCGTGTAGTTATCCGGGGGTAAAGTGTAAATATTATTTCAACAACGAAATTGGATTTGAAAAGGCCGACGAACAGAACGGGCAGGTGATTCTTGAGGATAGAGGTATGAAAATGTCGGAATTGGGTGATAATAAAAAATATACTGAGGTATCGTTTATGATTTTCAGGACGGGTAGCTGTTTAATTGTGGGGAATTGCACGGAAAAGATATTGTTGTTTGTATATGAATTTATTAAGAAGATATTGGCGGATGAATATAATAATATTTATGTAACCAATGATGAACCGGTGGTTAAGAATAAAAAAACAAAGTTGAGGAAGAAGACGTTTTCTGTGACGCAGAATTATTATCAGGACTCGGTAACATCCGTTCCTTAATAGACGACATTATATAACAAGTCAGTTTACATATTGATTTAACCAATATGTAAACGTAAGGCAGAATAAGAGACAATGCTTATCAATTATCTATGAAAAGGGAAGGGTATGCTTTTTTTTCTACACTTAAGAGCTAATCCTCTTCGTAGGAATCTCAACATCGACTAAATAAATAGAATTCTCAGTTACAACAATATACTCCTTGCCGACCTTAAAAATCTTGGCAATAGGACTGGTATATTCCTCTTCGCTCTTTACTAAGAGCTTTTCTTGGGTTTCCTTTACACCGATTAAGGCAGTCTTATCTAAAGAATTGGTCCAATAATCTAACATAATGGGCTTGTCTTCTACAATAGATAACTTGGCAGCATGTTGGAGGGTATTCGTCTCAGGAAGACGGTAACCGTTGGGGGTCGTAGTGACGGCGGTGGAAGGGCTTGGGGTAGGGGTCTTAGCGCTCATTGTATAATGAATTTATATTATAATAGTTACCGGTTTACTTTATATTTATTTTACGCAAAAATATAAAGTAGATGGGGGCATTGTCAGTTTTCCTAAAGAAGGGGGGCCTTGACCCCCCCTAAGTAGTTCATCATATTTTCTATAGAAGAATCATTAGAATGCATGAGAACTTCTACCATATTTAAAAACCCCGCATTAACGTATTCTTTTTTATTACGAATAATATATTCAAAATAGTTCTTCATAATAGTCCGCTTATCCGTATTATATTGAATACTTATTTCGTGAATATACATAATGATTTGGGTCCGGTTAGACGACTCGTCATATAACATCTTATGTATATTTTCCCATATGGCATCTGTTATGATGTTCGTTTCCCATTCAGTTATGTTTTGATTTAACTGCATAAAATTAATCATACTACGAATATCCGAATGATATAACTTTTGTATAGTATCAATAACCGAATCCGATAATTTCAGGTTCTCATTATCCCCGATTTGTTTAATGAATTTATAAATATCTTCTTTGGGTAGTTGATTAAACCGGACACAAATAAGCTCGTTTTTAAGAGACTCGTCTATTTTACTGATATAATTACAAATTAAACAATACCTTACGTTGTAAGACGATGATTGGAGTAGGTATTTCAATGCCTGTTGTGCGTTTTTCGTCATATAGTCAACTTCATCCAAAATAACGAATTTTAGACCCGCCTCAAAAAAATTCTTCGACTTTACAAATTGAAGGATATGATTACGTATAATATCTATGCCGCGTTCATCCGATGCGTTTAAATGAATAACCGTCCCTTTACTATTCTGGTTATAATTTTTTTGATATTCGTTAATTAAATTGATAATGGTGGTGGTCTTACCTGTTCCAGGAGGGCCATAGAATAATAAGTTAGGAAAATAGTCGTTGGTAAGAATACTAGTGAATACTTCGCGATTCATGGGATCGAGGACAATATCGGAAAAATTAGTAGGCCGGTATTTTTCAACCCATGGTATGTTTTGTTTTGCGTCCATGTCTTTTTACAATCCATATAACTTTGATTCTATATGGATTATGTTTTACTATTATTTTTACATCGAAAATACATTAGTCATAGGCTCCTGTTCCATAATTTGGATATTCGGCGGCAATGATGCGAAGTCTATATATTTTCGCACGTCATTTGCTAAATAAAGATTTAATGACATATCGCAGTTACATACAAGACATTGTTTCGTCCATTTTTCGAGTTTCAATATGTCGTTTAGCGCGACCACGCGACCGGCCATTCCGCAATGTTGGGGCGGGCGTTTGCCTGGCTTACCGTTTGTATGTTTAATTCTCCATTCACATGATAAAGCGTTTTTATGGTCTGGAAACCCCGATATCAAGGCGTATATTTCCCATCCGCCTCCGCGCCCGTGGGTATATCGCGCCCCTCCTGATATTTCTTCGTTATGTTGCCGAAGTCGACGCTTTGGGTTATTCGTAGAGCCATTATAGGTTAAATGACTGTATTTGGGGTTTTTGTTACGTAATATATAGCAATACCAGGTCTGAGAGGGGGGGGTCGTCGACTGTCTCTCTGCCTATAGGACCCAAAATTGGTTCATCGTTCGTATCCATATACATAGTGTATTATATGTTATATTTCCCGATACTCGGCGCGCTTAGAAATAAATATAAAAGGAGGGGACTCGCATTGCGAAGCTAGCGAAAGGAGGGGGTCAAAATTGAAACCGCGTTAAACCTGCGAATAAACAATAAGAAAAAAACATAATGACAGGATTTTTAGGACTTATTTTGGGATGCATGTTTTCGGGAAAAACGACGGCCCTTATTGATATTTACGAACAATCGCAAAAAGAGGGAAAGGAGGTATGTGTTATTAATTATAGCGGCGACACACGTTATCATGATTCCATGCTATCGACGCATGATAAAAAGATGATTCCTTGTGCTTTTGCCTCTCGTCTTAGCGAGATTTGGGTTAGCCACGTAATTACACAGATTCATGTTGCCGATGTGATTTTGATTAACGAGGGCCAATTCTTCCCCGACCTATATGAAATTGTATATTCTATGGTAGAAGAGCATGGTAAAACGGTCTATGTATGCGGCCTAGATGGCGATTTTAATAGAAACAAATTCGGCCAATTATTGGATTTAATCCCGCTCTGTGATACGGTCAAAAAATTACGCGCCGATTGCCATATTTGCGATAATGAAGGACTATTCTCGCATAGAATCACGGCAGAAAAGGGTCAAGTGGTTATCGGGTCGGATAATTACATACCATTATGCCGTGGATGTTATAATAGACATCATGTTGTCGAAATAGAGCCAAACAATAAGTAAAAACAATATAGAGAATTTTCGAGGTTAGTAAGAATAAAGCTATATGGCGGACGAGAAGCAAAATATCACGGCAGTCATAGAAGAGACTTCGGCGACGCTCGATACCAAAAAGAGAGGGCGAAAGCCAAAGGGTGGTAAAATTATTACCAAGCTTTTGGTAAAAGACGACGGCCCTCCTCCCGTCACAAATATTATCTTACACTTGAAGTGTTCCACGCAAGAATTGAATGACCATAATACAAAACTAACACAACTCGTATCCGACCCACTTACGTATAACCCCAATGTCCCACCTAGCATTATGGCATATGATTCTACAGGGACTCATTTTTCTTTATATACTAAGGAAGGCGAACCCACAGAATCGCAAGATACGAAATTGGCGTATAAGGACGCCGTAGTAAACGATAAGACCGCGCAAATTTGTAGGGTATGCTCTGAAAAATTAGAAGAAGACGAAACGAAAACTCCCGACGAAGAAGATGCGTCGGTAAACATAAAAGACATTAATTCCAAGTTGAAAAAGCTTAAGATACAGTTATATAAGGGCGCAAATCAGGATAAGAAGGCGGCGTGTTTTTGGTGCACATATGACTATGATAATCCGCCGTGTTATATCCCTAAGTATGAAATGGACGGACAACTCCATGGTTATGGGTCGTTTTGTAGACCGGAATGCGCAGTGGCTTTTTTAATGGAAGAGAATTTAGACGATTCTACCAAGTTCGAAAGATACCACTTATTGAATCGTGTATATAGTAAGGTTTATGATTATAAGAAGAATATCAAGCCGGCCCCGAACCCCTACTATTTATTGGATAAGTTCTATGGCAATCTTAGCATTCAGGAGTATCGTAAGTTATTAAAGACGGAACATATGTTATTGGTAATCGACAAGCCCATGACGCGTATTTTGCCCGAATTACACGAAGATAATGAGGATTTTGTGACGAATATTTATGGCGGAAAGAGCACCCAAGTAAGTCAAAAGGGTATCTATAAGGTAAAGAGGCAGAGTGAAAAGCAACAGGGACCGAGTAAGTCGGCTATTATGAAGGAGAGCTTTGGGTTCTAAGGAGGGGAAACCGTAGGTTTCCTCAAAGACCGCGAAGCGAGCCGCAGGTTGAGGTCGCACTGCGACCTCTGACCCCCTTCCCTTTTACATAATTCGTGTAAAATTATGTAAATATTGGGTCAGTCATTATAAGTCGTTACTAATAATGGTAATAAAAAACTATACATATTTCCTAGTTTTATTTCCATATTTTATATGAACATTTTTTGCGCGGTTCGAGTTTTTAGTTTTATTGCGATAAGTCCTTTTCTTTTTCGACACACCCACTTTCGGTCCAGTTAAAGCCTCTATTAAATACTCGGATAGTCCAGGATATTTTTTATCCGGGTCAGTTAGTATATCTTTGATAAACTCATTGAAATCGGCGTCATTATATTTAACCCATTGATTAGCCAATTCAATATACGTTGGTCCTAATAGTTCGATTATCCTTTCTTTAAAGTTCTGTTTCGCCTCATCTATTTTCGTTTTTATTTCTGACACCTTGTGTCTGGCCGTATCTTTTTTAATCGCCTTGCTCGTCCATTCTGCGGGCTTGTCATAAAAGTTTTTTAATAGTTCCGCAAAATATGGCTTCGTTTTTGTTCGAGTCGACGATAAATAAATGGACGGGTGATTTTCATATAATAATAGTATTAAATTACGTTTTACATTATCTTCCGTTTCTTTATGAATTTTTATGATCTTATCCATATTGACTTGACCAATAACACCATAAATAAAATCCTTTGTGGAATCAAGTAGTTTGTTTTCAATGTCTATATTAAAATTCCCAGCTTTTTTTGTTTCGGTTAACATCGTTACTTTATATGTTAAATAACGAATTATATCAGAATATGTTAGTATAATGTATTCCTCAGGAATATTACCATCCTCAAATGTTTGTACTTTCGAGATAAATTTTTTTAATGATGATATATTTACAAACAACTTATATTCATCCTCGTTGATTTCACCATCATAAATTTTCGGAATAGGG